ACCTCTTGTTGACTCAGTATCAATCACCTGAGAGCCTCTTGGAAGAACACCTATGACATAATATATCTCATCACAAATAGTAATAACTGCCATCCCTCCAGGAGTTGCATTTATTTTGAGATAGCAATCAATTGCATGATCTTTATTCAAGTATTTACTGTTAATTATTGTGTAATCATGGGTTAGTCTTTGAACGTGGAAAGGGCTTGTGTTTGTTCTCATCATTTGCAAGTTATGTTCACCAAATATTCCAATTGATCTTAGATTATCATTTATGTTAGGAGTTGAATTGTAACCACAAGTGACCCATCTACTGTAATGAGTAAACATAAGATGAGTTATAATTGTGTCATAATCACTCTTAGAGAATACAGAGTAGGGTTCAATCTGATTTATGATTATAGGACCTGGAGTAGGAATTGCAGCAATCATACCTGCCTCTTCAACTGGACTCATTATAACAAGGCTTGTTATGATATCAGCCTCTCTTTGATGTCTAATTTCTAATCTTGATACGCTCTCTGCTACAACCATATTATAAGTATTAGTTATATAATTCAACATGTTCTGGAAGAATAACTTATTATTAGAAGCATAATCTAAAGTGACTGATGATAGAGTGTACTTTCTACCTATCGTTCCCAATATATACTTGAGCCTAGATAGAGCCCAACCAGGAATTCCTTCTTCAAACATACACTTCCTTATATCAATACCTTTGTCTGAACCTTTGACTCCTCTAATATAGTACGAATTGGCCATAATATTGTCTGTTACTTGTTTAGGAATTCTGTATTCATCTAAATCTGCCAAGTCAATTATTTCCCATCCCTGATTCAATGCCATCTCTATGAAAAGTTCTATTTTAACCATTTGTATTAATGCCATATGCTTATTGAATGGATTATTTCTATGTCCAGATGGTCTCAACATGTTCTTAATTACAATGAGAAAGTTTATAGTGCAATCATGATTTCTTATAAATTCTTGACCTTCACTACTCTGTGAAAATCTACTTGCTTCTTTAGTGTAAGATTGAATCATAGTGTAGACTGCTTCTGAGATAGTATTTTTAACTGCCCTAGTAACTGTAGTTGCAGCAAAACTGTCAGTATTTATTACTACAGTAGGACATTCTGAATCTCCAGTTATTGTCATTCTCTTGAGTACATTTAGAAAGAAGTTAACATTATAGCTCATCTCTAGAGAATTGTCTGATATTCTTTCCTTAAGCTTATTATCTAGATCAATTGAAAGTAATGAATTAGTTATATTTTGAGCATGCATATTGAACTCATCCATTGCTGCTTCACAATGATCAAATGATTTCCTGACTTTAATGAATGAAAAGTAATCACCTACAATATTTTCAGTGCTCATTCCTTCAGTTTCTTTCATGATCTGAGAAAAGCTTCTATGTATTTCAGCTCTTATATTTGGATTGCAGAGTCTAAGACTAACTTTATAAATAGCTTCAAGATATAATGAAACTGACCAAGAATTAGGTATCACAGTAGGACTTTGCTGACTTCCTTTGCTTATGCTATTGTTTGCACATGAGTATATAAATGATTCTAGTCTAGTTAATAAGATTGCTTTTACAACTGCACTATCACCTAGAGAATTTATCACCCCATAAGTAAAGACTGAACTCTTTGTTAATCTTTCTTGCTCATTCTCTTCTATTAAAACAGATGTGAATGATCTACTGGTCTCATCCTTAATCAGCTCATAATCAGGAATTGTATTCATTTCGCAAATAGGGTTACATATGTTAGTCATAAGATCTCTAATATTATATTCTATAGGAGTAATACCTTCAAATTGTATAACTGAATTGTTAATTCTTGATGAAAGATTGAAATAAGTTGCAATTCTAGACAATTCGATGTAAGTAGTCCTATCTACTCTGTCAATTCCAATGAGTTTGCTGTACATCAGATTACTCATTCTAGAAGATACTAGCGCATGATATGGAGTAGGTATATTACAACTAACAGAATTCATTCCGAAATTCTTACTTGATCTGTGTGCAGTCACAGAAGAAATTGTACTTAAGGAAGGACAAGGAAGTCTAAATGCATTTGCAACAGAATAATAAATGCTAAGCAGAGAAGGATTAGAAGCAACAATTCTAGAAGCAGTTGAAACAAATCTATCATACATACGCTGTTTGTTACTTGCAGATGATTCAGCCTTAAACTCAGGAGACAATTGAGCACCTAGAAATTTGGCTTCAGGTTCAATGTAACTCTGATAAAGCATCTTGTCATTTCTTGTTATTTCAAGATTGCTAAATATTTCACCATTATGGCTGCAAGGAATCAATGCAACTCTAGGACTTTCAACAATAATTGCAATATTATAACTAGGATAACTCCTGTTTATTATAAAGTCAATAATCTGACTGCTAATATATTTTGATATGTTTCCTCTGTAATTTCTTAATTCATTATCCCATTCTGTTATTGATTTTGTACATTTCCTTGTGTCACTAGTCTGTGCTTTCTTTATCTCCTTGATGCTGACAAATTTCAGAGCAGCAGAACTTTTCATTATTGCAGTTGCCTTATTATACTCGATAACTTGAGGAACTTCCTGTATAAGACTATTCAAGTGCTTAGGTCTAAAATTGATACAGTTTCGGACATCATTTAATAAAGACTTTCTAACATCCCTTGTCATTGGATCAGTAGTGAATTCTGAGGTTAATGTTGAATTTTCTATTAATTGCCTAGTAACTCCTAATCCAGAAGTGTCAATTATTTCAGTTTGTAGTAAGCTACCAGTTAATAAGCTATTTTCTGATTCTTTCTCAGTCTTTAAATTTGTTATTATTCTTGTAACTATAGCATTACTATAATCTATACTAATATCCTGTAATAATTCAACATCTGCACTAAATTCTGCAAGTGATTCTATAGATGAAATACTACTAATTTCAGTTATAGAAGGAACTCTAAAACCTCCTGCTGAGTATGGAATTATGGTTAGGGTTGCAAGAATGTCTGAAGATACTCGAGTGTTCAATCTCCTTAATGTTCTAACTGCAAGGTAAGTATTAAGAACATGACACGTGTCAATAGGACCGCCTGCTTTAACAACTGAAGAGCATTGAGAATTCCAAAGCTCAATTTTGTCTGAAATTGTTTCTAAACCTGGAGTCATCTTTCTTTTTCCAACAGACATTAACTCTTTGATCCAGAGCGGTATAATATTTCCTTTCTCAGCAAATACTCCTAAATACTCAAGTATCTCATAAGAGGCAACGGTCTTGTCTAGGTGAAATATTAAACCATAATCCTTAAATACTTTTTGTATCTTGATTACTTTTGCACCAACTTCATCTCTTGATCCTGTAATATAGAGTCTTAATAAACCATCATCACTATAAACTGCAAGAACTCCCTCAACTCCAGTAGACTCAGTTGCTATATCCATTATTACTCTCATTCCAAGAGTCCACAAGAAGTTAAGGAAACCTTCGAAACCTCCTTTAACACCAGCTTTTACTCCAATGAATCCTCTAGTATTATTGTAGACAATTGCAGCTCTGAAGAACACATCAATCCTTGACATCCAGTTCTCACCAGAAAGCTCACTCATAATTGTTCCTAGAATCCTAATCAGCTCATTTGGGAATTTCTTCGAAAATTCTGACATATCAAAGCTGATATAAACTGCACTTACATCATCATCATCACCCTTAACATAACCTGTAAAAGCATTTAGCATACCTTCCAGCTCCTTCCTTCGAGCTCTATAAGTTTTAACTATTGATATTCCAGATGCTTTACTTATTACCTTCTTAGTAAATCTTTCACAAACCTGTGTCATTATCTTAAGACTCTGTTCTCCCATATAGAACAATCTCATTACTTCTTTATGCACTTCTCCAAGTTTAGGTTCTGTTCCAACAATATAGCTTGAGTCTGGATTTGATGTTACAAACTCTGATAAATCTTTACTATCTATTTGATCTATAGTTAAGCCATTCTTAATGTACTGAGACTCAAACTGCTCATGTGATTTAATAACATCTTCGAATCTTTTCTTAGCAATCTTATAATCTAAATTTGATGTTCCTTCTAAGACAGTGACTACATCATTAACAGATCTTAATCTTTGAATTAAGTCATTTAACTGTCTTAAAGATTTTGGCTTTCTAATAATCTTTATATCATCATTTGTTATTGATTGACTAGGAGCAGAGGACTTATTCGAAACAGGTATCTGCTGCCTATTATCGTCATGGAAGCCCCTAGGAGGAAGAAACTTGATCTGACTCCATTTGGTATATCCGGCTTTCATTATTTCTGATACAGGGGTTGAACTTGCATTTATAGTATTAACAAATGCTTTAGCTGTAATATTAGTCAGATCCTTAACTGCTGCTCTTACATCAACTCTTTGTGCAACAAGAGACGCATATACAGCTTTTCTAGCAATTCCTTCAAACCTAGGAGCATTTCCCTTCTTTATGACATTAGGATCAGTAAAACCTTCGATTGAATCAAATACTTCATTCATGTCAGCATCAGGATGCAAAACTGATCTGTAAATATTAGCAAGATTTATAGCAGATTTTCTATCATTAGTCTGAGTCCAAAGGAAGTCTGCAACTTCTTCAGCATATAGTAATTTCTTTCCAGAAAGACCTGATATATACATACTACTTGGAGTAGATCCCATAACACTATTTACATCACCTTTCAAGAAAAGAATTTGCCTTGCAGACTTAAATATACCTCCTACACCATTTGGGCTAATAAGTGCAACTGTGATTATCTTTCGAATAACAGATAATACATTATCTTCTGATGAATCTAAGCCATGGATATCGCCTGAAAACAAAGAGAAATATGCCATTGTCTTCATAAATTCTATTGAGCGAGAAAAGTGTATATTAGTCATTATTCTGCACCGTTTCACTCCATTCTTATTGAGCAAGTATATAATAACTATGTTGCCAACTTGGAAATACTTAATAGGCTTTAACTCACCATATCTATCTTTAAGCTCAAGGACTCCTTCAGACCCATCTCTGACCCATTCCTTAATATCTTTATTAAATTGTTTGTTGAATGAATCTCTAATCTCTTCCAAGAAGGTGGCATAGGACTCAAATTTAAGAAATAAACTGTTTGTGCTAGTGTATTTATTTCTCAGCAAAAACTTGCTGTCATTAGTCACCCATTTTCCAATTCTTGCATATGCTATTTTCTCACTTGCTATAAAATCTTTTGCAATATCTTCAGTAGTTGAAGACTTTAAGCTCTCAAATTTACCCTTAAGACCAACAAGATCACTAATAAATAACCATGATTGATAATTGGAGTCAAGTAAAGTCTTACTATAACTTTCAGGTGAATCTATCTTTCCATTTTCAATAAGATCATGAATTTGAGATTTAAGCAAGTCTATATCTTTCTTAATAACTCCAGTAGTAAGTGTTTGTGAATTTCTTTCTTTAATTTTACCTTCTTTAGTTCTGTATTTAATCGGTAAAGTTGCTTCATCAATAAGTATTGCAAGACTTCTTATTAAATGATCCTTAGGGACAAGCTGTTGAAGGCTCATAGCAGAAACAAAGGAAGAAGATCTTGCCTGTACAATGAATAGTGCGAGAATTAATATATACAGTATAATTTTATATATGATTTAATTAGACTTTATAATAAGTTGTTTATTCTATTTTGTTTTAC